AAAGGACCCGCAGTCGCCAAAAAAGCCGTGTACGGGTCTGGCGAAAATGCCCTGGCGACCCTTGTGTCAGGTGTGGCGACGAGATGCACGACGCAGCCGCGGTTGATCTCGACCACACGGACGACCGCACTGGATACCTGGGGCTGAGCCACACCTACTGCAACCGCGCCCACACGGCCCGCCACGGAAGCGCAACCCGGCCGCTCGTGTGTGACGAGTGCGGACTGACTTACCAATCCCGCTACCGCTCGTCCCGGTACTGCTCCACGGCTTGCCGTAAAGCGTCCCGACGGGTTGCAGCATGATCGAGGAGGCGTGATGGCTGGTCGTGGCCCCGCGCCGAAGGACCCGGACTCGCTGCGACGCCGCAACGCTGCGCCGACCGTAAAGGTTGTGGTCGCTGACGGCGCGACGCACGGGCCGGATCTGCCCGACTCGCACGAGTGGCCGGCGGCAACCGAGAAGTGGTGGGCGACGTGGCGGGCATCGGCTCAGGCGTCGACCTTCACCGACACGGACTGGTCGTTCCTGCTGGACACGGCGGTGCTTCACGCGGAGTTCTGGCTGGGGGATCGGTCGGTTGCTGCTGAGTTGCGGCTGCGGGCGGCGAAGTTCGGTGCAACCCCGGAGGACCGGGCTCGATTGAAGATCGAGGTCGGTGATCCCGCAACATCCGGAGCTGTGTCCCGCCCGCGTGCTGGCAAGGGTCGCCGCGAACGACTGCTGAAGGCTGTCGGCGATGGCGACGACGCCTGAGCCGTTCCTGTCGCTGGGTTTCGCCGGCGTCGACTGGATGGAGTCGTACCTAGTCCACGGCCCAGGTGATGTGCAGGGCCAGCCGATCGAGCTGGACGACGAGTTCGCGGCTTTCGTGGTCAAGGCGTACCAGGTGGACACGAAGGGCAACCGGAAGGTGCGCCGCGCGTTCCTGTCCCGGTCGAAGGGCCGTAGCAAGTCGGGGCTGGCGGCAATGATCGCCTGCTTCGAGGCGTTGGGGCCGTGTCGGTTCGACCATTTCGCGGTCGAGGGCGAGGTGTCACCCTGGGGGTACGAGTACGAGCCCGGCGAGCCGGTCGGTGTGCCGCTCGCCTACGTCGAGGTGCTGAACGTCGCCACCGAAGAAGGCCAGGCCGGCAACACCTACGACGCCATCTACTACATGCTGAACCCAGACACCTGCTCGCCGGATCTGCTGGCCGACTACGGGAAGATCGACGTCGGGATCACCCGCACGAACCTCCCCGGCAAACGCGGGTTCATCGAGCCCGTCACGTCGGCCGACTCATCGAAGGATGGCGGCAAGTCGACGTTCATCGTGGCCGACGAGACGCACCTGTGGGTGCTGCCGAGGTTGAAGCGGCTTCACGGGATCATGACCCGAAACCTACTGAAGCGGAAGATCGCTTCGGGGTGGATGCTCGAGACCTCAACCATGTACGGCGAGGGTGAGGATTCAGTCGCCGAGGGCACGCACGCCTACGCGAAACGGAACCAGCGAGACCGGACCCTGCTGTTCGATCACAAGCAGGCGTCGGACAAGTGGGACCTGCACAAGCGCGGCGAGCGCATGAAGGCGCTGCGCGAGGCGTACGGACCCGCGGCCGAGTGGATGAACCTTGAGGCCATCTCCGATTCCTGGGATGACCCTCAGGTGTCAGAGTCCGAGTTCCGTCGGTACTGGCTCAACCAGCCAGTACCGACGAACATCATCTCGGGCGCTGTCGACTCGACAGCGTGGCACGTGGCGCAGGACGTCGGGTCGAAGATCGTCGGCCCGGTCACGTTCTGCGTGGACGTCGCAGAGGATCGCTCCTGGGCGAGCATTGGCGCGGCCGGGGAGGGATCGGGAGGCGGCCTGCACGTCGAGGTCGTCGACTACAAGGCCGGCACAGGCTGGCTGGTGAAGCGGATCGTCGAGGTCGCATCGCGGCACGTCGCGGCGAACGTCGTCATCCAGCCGAACAGCCCGGCCGGGTCGATGATCGCCGAACTGGACGAGGCGGGACTTCGCATCATGAAGGTCAACACCGTCGAATACGCGCAGGCGTGCGGCATGTTCTACGACGCCGTGACTGACGGCGCTATTCGGCACATCGGACAGCCCGAACTGAACTTCGCCGTCAACGGGACCATCAAACGACCCTCGGGTGACGCATTCGTGTGGGACCGCCGCAAGTCCTCGATCGACATCTCGCCCCTAACCGCCGTCACTCTCGCCGCCTGGGGTCACAAGACTCACGGCGCTGTCGACGTCTCGGAGGCCGTCTGGTGATCCGTCTCCTCGAAGGCGTCGCCGCGTACCTGCTCATCGTTGCCGGCGTCGCCTGGCTGGTCGGTATCCCGTGGGGCCTGATCGCTGCCGGGGTGCTGTTGCTCGTCGACCGTCTGACCTAGAGGAAGGAACCGCTCAGTGGGCATCTTCCTCGGCACAGCCAGCCCGCCCGAGCGTCGCGGCTACTTCCCGGAGCCGATCATCCCGCCGTTCCTCGGCGCTGATCCGTCCGGTGGGCGCGGGATGTCGCTGCGTACGAACCCGGACCAGGCGTTCACGATCCCGACCGTGTGGGCGTGCATGACGCTGCTGGCAGGGTCGATCTCGTCGCTGACTCTCGAGACGTACCGGCGCACGAACGACATTCCGGTGAAGATCACGAACCCGCCGCTGGTCGCCTCGCCCGATGGGTCAATGACGTCGTCGCACTGGGTGCACATGCTGATGATGTCGCTGGTGTCGCGCGGTAACGGCATCGGCCGGATCGTGAACCGCGACGCCTACGCCCGCCCGTTGCAGATCAACCTGCTGGACCCGGACCAGCTCGACATCACCGTCGACCGGGACACGGGCGCGCTGACGTTCAAGTACAAGAAGTCGCAGCAGGAGATCCCGCGCGGGGACGTGTGGCTGCTACCGGGGATGACGCTGCCAGGCCAGCCGCTCGGGTTGTCGCCGATCTCGTACGCGGCGGCGACTCTCGGTGTGGATCTGTCGTCGCGGCGGTTCGCGAATGACTTCTTCGAGGGCGGCGGCGTCCCGAAGGCGGTCCTGAAGTCGGACCAGATGATCAACCAGGAGCAGGCGCGCACGATCAAGGAACGGCTGATGGCAGCGTTCCGCGGCCGGGAGCCGATCATCCTCGGCGCCGGTCTCGACTATCAGATGATCTCGGTGAAACCCGAGGAATCGCAGTTTCTCGCCACTCAGCAGGCGAATGTCGCTCAGATCGCGCGTTTCTTCGGAGTTCCGCCGGAGATGGTGGGCGGCTCGGGCGGTCACAGCATGACGTACGCGAACGTGGAGCAGCGGTCGCTGGACTTCCTGACCTACACGCTGGCGCCGTGGATGAAGCGCATCGAGGACGCGATCTCGGCGCTACTGCCGGTCAACCAGTACGTGAAGTTCCGTACCGAGGACCTGATCCGCACTGACGCGCACACCCGCTCGCAGGTCGACATGTTCATGATCGCCGCGAAGGTGAAGACGCCGACCGAGGTGCGGGAATCGATGGGTCTGCCGCCGATGACGGAGGCGCAGAAGGCCGAGGCGAACATGGTTCCGCTCGGCATCGGACCGCTCGGCCGCCCGACCGCCCTGCCTGGCCTGAACACCCCGCCCGGACCCGCTGCACCGACCCCCGCCGATGACCAACAGGGAGGCTCGAATGGCTGACAAGCCGCTCGTGTTGGAGACCCGCACCGTCGAGACCAGTTTCGAGTTGCGCGAGGCGGAATCGACTGCGCCCGTGCTCGAGGGGTACGCGGCGACGTTCTCGCAGCCCTACGACCTCGGCGCGTTCCGTGAGGTCATCGACCCCGCTGCATTCACCCGGACCCTTCAGTCCGGGCCAGACGTGCGGCTGCTGATCGACCACGAGGGACAGCCGCTAGCCCGCACGAAGTCGGGGACGCTCGAACTGTCGGCGGACTCGCAGGGGCTTCACATGCGGTCGACGCTGGACCCGTCTGACCCGGACGTGCAACGGCTGCTGCCGAAGATGCGCCGCGGCGACCTCGACCAGATGTCGTTCGGGTTCCGCGTCCCGAAGGGTGGCGACACCTGGGAGAACGACCTCCGCACGCTGCGGGAGATCAACCTGGCCGGCGGCGACGTGTCGGTCGTGACGTACCCGGCGAACCCGAACACGTCGGTGGCGCTTCGGTCGAGGGACGTCCGCGACGCTCAGTTCGTGTACCTGCTGCACCTCGTGGACGAGTCCCGCACGTCCTCGTTGTCGCCGGAGAACATCGCCAAGCTGAAGCACGTGCTCGACCTCATCGCCGCGTCAGACGATGCGGTGGATGCGGCGCAGCCGATCCTCGCCGAAGTGATCGGCGTCCCCAACCCTGACGCCGACGAGGCGTCGGAACCGGCCGAAGCGAACAGCGCCCGGCCCCTCGGACTTGCCCTGGCGATCGCCCTC